TCTGTGAGTTCATTCACGTTCGCGGTAATTGTCAGATGGTTCCAGCAGTCGTTCGGCATTGTATGGTAGATCCTGGTACTCTCTAAGTTTGTCTGATTGTTAGTTTTTGTAAAAACGGACGCGAAAACTATCATACTCTATAAAGAAATAATACACAAAATGGGGTGCATATATCGGATCATAAACAAACTCAATGGAAAATCTTATGTTGGAAAGTGGCATTTGGATAGTCCAAAAGGGCGATTTTCAACACACAAACGTAACGCAAGTGACGAAAAACACCAAGAGCACGTCTATAGAGCAATTAGAAGGGATGGTGTGGAAAACTTTGACTTCACCCTAATATGCGTATGCAAGAACGAGGATCTTGTAGATCTTGAAAAAACCTATATCAAGGAGTTCGATACGTTCGGTCCAAACGGATATAATATGACTTCTGGAGGTGAAGGTATTCCTGGTTATAGGCACACTCCCAAAACAATTGAACATCTGCGGATTCAATCAACAGGAAAATTTCCAGATGCGGAAATTAGAAAGAGGATTTCAGACGGTTTAAAGGGACACACCGTTTCAGCAAAAACACGAGAGAAACAACGAATTGCCTCAACTGGGGTTCCTAAATCCGCAGAAACACTTAAAAAAATAAGTGATGGCGGTAAGGGTCGCGTGAAATCCAAAGAAGAGTGTGAAAATATAAGCAGGGGGTTGAAGGGTAAACCGAAATCCAAAGAACATATCGACAAGATAAAAAAGGCGAAGCGAAAACTCTCTCCTGAAGATGTGAAATACATACGCGAAAACCCCGACAATCTTTCTGGTATCCAACTATCAGAAAAATTTCAGAGTAGCAAGGCGTCTATATCTCGCATCATCAACCATAAGCGGTATGTAGACTGATCTTCACCAATATCACTCCTATCAACCGTACAACCTGAATCCCTTGTGAATGTGTTGTTTCAAGCCTAATTTTCCACTACGAGACAGGTCTCTCCGGATGGGATTTTTTCCATGAAGAGGTACGGTGTTCCCAATTTCTCCACCTGTGTCCGAGGAACTGCAGTGGATTTACAGTATCGGGTAATCGCCTTGTACAAGTGGAACCCCTCATATCGCTCGTGGGTATCCTTTGTCTCCAGATCGCGAAATAGAATAGATGTTCCATCCGGTAACGTAGTCCACTGCATAAGGATTCGAAAGAGCGGATCCGCACTATACTCGTTACAGAGAGGTCCCAACGGAAAACAATCCCAAAATAGAGATGTAGCCAATCGTACCAAGTCAAACGACGCGTTCGGCTTTATCTGTGCATACTTGGGATTGTAAAACGGTTCGATATTGTACTGTCCACCGGCTTCTTCTTCCTGATCAAACTGATTCGACATGAAGAAACGCGCATCACGCATTCCCGGCAACTTCACAGAAAACGTCGAGCGGTCGAAATCGATAATCTTGAGCACATACCCATACGTGGGAACTCGATACTGTTTTCCTCCGACATTGTAGTACAGGTACTCTCGCACAGTGGATACGTACATGACATTATTCACATGCAGATCATTATGCACAAATCCGAATGTCCGCTGCGCAAAGGTAAGTGCAAACACGACCTGAGCAATCCAGGCAACCCGCTTAAACGATTCAACATTGTTCTTGAAGAGCTCGTACAATGTTCCTTCGCATTTCTGCATAACGGTTGTTTGTACCGGAACATCGTGAAAGATAGCTTCCGCAAACTGTTCGTCCTCTTCCTGAAACCCAACCCCTTCTTCGTGGTCACTCCCATCCGAAGAACACGTATGCACCGCAAATACATAACTCGTAGACACACTGTCAATCTCATGTTCTTCCGTATCCATATCGAGAGATGCCGTGTCCGACTCTCCATTACTCGTGGTATGACTCGGGGCAGACAACTCTTCGGCGACCAACGTTGTTTCCTCTCCGAGGGTTATCGCCGGGAGTGCACGTAGTTTCAGATCAAAAAAATGCCCCAGATTCGGTAGAAACCACGGACGCTCCGATAACTCTTCATAATCATCCGAAATATCAATAGAATGTTTCACAGCGATACCCGAAAATGTTCCAAATACCAACGGAAAGTGGATACACTCGGACTCGGAGAGTATGATACTTGCGAGAGCACCTACATAGGCTGCATTGTGTGGAGACTGGATACGACGAAACTCTTCCGGGGCAGTCTCCTTCTCACACGGAAGTCCCGACGTACCGAATTCACCTCGCATCACCTGAAATGCCGGTAAAATCATTGTGGTTTTCCGGTGTACAGGTATCTCCACTCCGTCGACATACACAGTATCGGATCCACCAATCGTCTGGATACTCTTTTTGAGGCGAATACCAAATTGATAAGGAGTTCGAATTGTCTCGAATTTAAAGAGTTCTTCCAGTGACGGAAAAAAAGATTGAATCCGGCGAATGTTCCAGTTCTTTTCAGCGCTCTCTCGCAAGGATTGCAAGTTGGGAATCCGAGTTACGTCCAGAGTCACGGTCGATGTCCGGAGGTCTGGGACCGGCTTGGGCATATTATGTAAACCCTCCGACGGAAGATCCACGTTTTTTACGATCGGAAGGATGTTTCACCTTCGGCGGAGGGGTATACGATAAACTCAGATCCACAATCGATCCATACTTTGGAAACACCTTCTCGTAATACGGGGCTATATACTCGTGAAACATAAACTTGACCTTCTCGTCCAAGGAATCCACAAAGATAAAGACGGCATAAATGAAAAATAAACCAGTCGCATATGTATCCAAAAGTCTAGCAAACTGAGCCTGGATCGGAATGATCGGAAACATTTCATTTATGACTATGCTTGTCCAGAACGTTATCACGGCAATCGACATGATCTGGACAATCAGTTCCGACACTTTATAGGTCACCGACTTGTCTTCCCATTCAAGACCAACATCATGATACGGTTCGTAGATATCAAACAAATAATAAAATACAAACGATACCAACGATCCCAGAAATACGTATACCGCAGCCAGAACTGCGATATTCAGAGTCAGACGAAACCCATCACTCCACGAAATACTCGTCGGTGGATGTATCGTGTACGCGTATTTCATTGTGTATGATAATAGAAATATCTTGTAATGGACTTCAGCATACGTAAATTCAATATGGCTATGCTGAAAGAAAGAACAGCCGTGGACTCCCACAAATCACCCATGATTGTCATTATCGGGAAAAAGGATACCGGGAAATCGTTCTTGGTTCGTGATATTCTGTACAATACTCAAGACTGTTATCCCATCGGGACCGTCATTTCGGGAACCGAAGTAGCCAATGAATTCTTTCAACATATGGTTCCATCTCGTTTAATCTACGACAAGTATTCACCCGATATTATCACGAAAGTGATTCGTCGTCAACTCATGCTCAAACAACAGCGAAACAATGCCCGAATCGCAGGGGGAAGTGAAACGACGATGGATCCCCGAGCATTTCTAATCTTGGACGACTGTTTATACGATAGTACGTGGATTCGTGAAGAATCGACTCGATACGTCTTCATGAACGGACGACATATTGATCTCACCAGCATGATCACCATGCAGTACCCCCTCGGTATTACCCCCAATTTGCGCACCAACGTCGACTTTGTGTTTATTCTTCGCGACAATTACCTAAAAAATCGTCGAATCCTCTACGAGAACTATGCAGGTATGTTTCCCACATTTGATATGTTTTGTCAGTTCATGGACCAGTGTACCGAGAACTACGAATGCCTGGTGATCTGCAACGGCGTTCAGTCCAACAAACTGGAAGATCAGGTATTCTGGTACAAGGCCAGTGACCATCCGTCATTTCGGTTGTGTGCACCCTCGTTATGGGTCGACAACAAACCCTTTACCTCCACCATGCTCGGATCCACCGAATACGATCCATCCAAAGTGGCCACCAAAGGTCCATCCATCTACGTGAAGAAAACCGATGATAGACTCTAGTCACATATCTTCCATATCCACACCCATCAACATGAGTTTTTCCACTCGCGATGGGTGCCAAACCCTCATCATAAGCTCTTCACAGATCTGAGAACACCGCTGGGTTGTCCGTTCTTTGGAGTCCCGTGCGTCCAGTGCATTCACCCGAGCTATAAACTCACGAATAGACTCGTACGATTGTTGTACCGGCATGGAATTGAAATCATTTTTCAGACGGATAAGTCCGTCTGGCATCACGTCCGGAAAGCATGTCAACTTGTTCCTATTACAATACAGCGTATCGAGTCTCGATGGAAGCCGATTCGGAAGAGATGACAATCGACAATTGTCTACAAACAGTACTCGAAGCATATCGGGGAGAGTCTCGGGCAAGATTGTGATTGGATTGTCGGTACAGTCGAGCATCAGAAGTTGAGGTGGAAGAATCGGTAAGGTCTTGACTGCATTCATTTTCATAACGATGGACAGGAGTGTGTCGGGTAGACTCTTCGGAAGTGTAGACAGTCTATTTTTAGAACAGTATAAACTCTCAAGAGTCGCCGGAAGACGTTCCGGTAATGACGTGAGCTCACACTCGGAACAATGAAGTCTCGTCAGTGTATCGGGTAGAGTCTCCGGGAGCTTCCCAATCGGATTCGAACTACAATACAGCGTCTGAAGACCCGATGGAAGCCGGTCGGGTAAGGATGTGAGCATGTTAGAATCACAGTACAGATGCAGAAGACTGTCTGGAAGAGTCTCTGGCAAAGATGTCAACCTATTTCCGTAACAACATAACGTCACGACACCCTCTGGAATGTCGGGAAGTTCAGTGATACGCAGATATGCTATATCTAAAGTACCGGCCGGGTTTCCACCGGTTGCACGAAAGAATCGAATCCGTTCGAGTGCATACTCCATAGTCACATCTCTATACGTGGGTTTAAATCAATCTGTTTCGTTAATTTTGCACTTCAATATCCGGAGGAACCTCTGGATTTTGTAGATCATAAAACTCGGTATACTCACGGGCAATGACGGTATCGTCCCAAATACGGAAAAAATACAGTGTCCCGAGACGTCCACGATAGGCACCGGCTACATCCATAGCCGACGCAAACATAAACTGACCAAGCGGCTTTCCGGTCGATTTTTCCTTGTAATACCGCTGTGTGTCCATGTTGTATTCTATGGTATATTCATTCGAAAACGGCTTCACGCGTCACGGAGTGCTCCCTCCGAAGGATGTACCGCAGGAGCAGTCATCACCGATGTGGATGGCGCCGTCGTCTCTGCCTCCGCCTTGCTGTTCTCGAGCTTCTGACGAGCATTCTGCTCCTTCTGAGCCTGGATAGCCGCCTCACGCTCTTCGGCGAAGAACAACTCACGGTTCGCCTCGTTCTCCTTGTACTTGCGCATAATCTCATTGAGCTGTGCGTTGGCATACTCGACATTCGGCATCATGTGATCCGACGGATCCCACGGCAACCAACATCCCATTTTTCCAATGACGATATTGTCCTTCGGGTACTTGCGCTGCAGAACCTTTGACCACATCTGTGCCTCCTCAAACGAGGGGAATGCTCGACGCACCTTGACGCCACGGATATTGCACTGGAACCCAACCTGCTTGTCGAACGCCTCTTGAACCTCGCGCTCGTGCTTCAGTAGAAACGTCGCATACCGATCCCCAATATCTGACGCCTTGATCTCGTCGCGGTGCACCTTCTCAAACTCGCGCACATCACCCAGAATGTCGTCAATCTTGATAGAGTACTTTTTCGACAGGAATGCCATGAAGCCATCCAGACCCTTCACCTTCCAATCGTAATCCGTCCACTGCATGAACTTTTCAAAAAAGAAGTGCTCTTTCTGCTTGACAACCTTCTCGGGAGACAAAAATGACGTGACGACATACCGCTGGTTGGGGAGCTCCGGATCCTCGTCGAGGTAATCGACCACCTCATCGTTCTCATGGGTTGGAAGAGTCACACGCTTGGCCATTTGTATTGCATATGGTCGCTATTCCTAAATATGTAACGCAGAGCCGCGTAGCCGCGTATAAAATTCTTTGCCTGAATATAAAATGCATTGGCTTATGTCCCTCTTCACTGCGGCGCTTTTTTTTGTTTTGACTCCGGGTGTCCTCCTGTCCCTCCCTCCCGGGGGGTCCAAGCTGGTGGTCGCCGCGACCCATGCAGCCGTGTTTGCACTCGTGTGGCACCTCACGCACAAGATGGTATGGAAGTTTCTGTACCCCAAGGCATAAATGCCCAAACCGTACTCCTGGAGAATAGGGAGCTTCGATATGCTTCCCATCGTCTTTGGAACTGCAATGGCCCTGATTGATGTGGTCATGATGAGCACCCTCAAAATGATCCACGGCGGTACCGTATCGTCGTCCTGGGGTCTCCCGTTTGCTGTGGGTATCTATGCTCTGGAACCCCTTCTGTTTCTGAACGCCATGAACTTTGAAGGAATGGCCGTGACCAATCTCATTTGGAATCTCATGAGCAATATCGTCGTCACTGCACAAGGTATATTCATATTTGGTGAATCGGTTCGAGGGGTACGCTGGGTAGGAATTGGAATGAGTTTGGTGGCCCTCGCATTACTTGCCTACACTGACGATAAGTGAAAAAATGTGCGATATCTAGTATAAACACAAATGGCCGACAATGCGAAACCCGCCCCCCCTGCCGCCCCGATGTTTGGAATCGATATCGCCGACCTTGTGAAACGCCTCATCAAGTACGCTCTGGAGGGTCTCGCCGTCGCCGTGGCCATGTACCTCCTCCCTGGCAAGAAACTCCGCGTCGATGAGATTGGCACCGTCGCCCTCACAGCACTCGCCGTCTTTGCAATCCTGGATATCTATGCTCCCTCGGTCGGAAGCTCCGCACGTACCGGTGCAGGATTCGGTATCGGCGCCAACCTCGTTGGTTTCCCGGGCCGCTTCTAAGCAAGATATACAAATATAAATGCCCACGACCCCTCCAAAACCTCGGGGGCTCTTTACCGACGGTTGGAACTCGTTCTGGCATGTCGTGTTTGGTATCTTGGCCACGACGTTTCCACGATGCATTGTTCCTACATTTTTAGCATACCAACTCTATGACCCGACCGATCCAAATGTATGTGTCGACCTGTCTGAATTCATGTACGGGTTTCTGGTCGGTATGGTGATCGAATGCATTCACAAGATATTTTGAGCGTGTACAGGATCATTATATATGGACTACCTGGTTCGGTATAATGGCACCTGGATTCGAGTCACGCCACGACCCTATGAACCCGAACGAGTCACGCATCAAGTAGCCTGGCTCAAAATTATTCACGGAAAAGGCTACCGAGAATGGTTTGAAAACGAACGTAAACTTTCCAAGATACTCTACAATGAATGAGTTTCTCTACTCGGGTCTCGTGGCCTCTGGGTTTACATTGGCGCTCTTTTTGACATTTGTGATTACCTACTGGGCCTTTCGCGGATTCCTGCCCGGATCGAGAGTTGTGGAACAACCACTCGTCGCTCCCAACGATCTAGACGGACAAACCGCAACCTTTCGACTCTTTTATGTCAACTGGTGCCCATATTCGAAAGATGCTCTGGTTGCCGTGAAACAACTGGAGCACACCATATCCGGGTTCACATACGGCAAAAAACGCGTCGTCATCGAATACACTGACTGTGAAACCCATCGCGACGAGTGCGCATTATTTAAGGCCGATGCATATCCCACATACAAACTGATAACTTCGGTGAAAATGTACGAGTACATT